AACTAGATCTTCTGCACTGGATTTTTGTTGTTCGCCTAGGAGCTGAGTTACTTCAGCTAGAACTCGTTGCATGTCCACTGTTACTTGTCTACGATTTTGACGTAGTGCAGTTAAACCACTTTCAGCGGCCTGTAATTCAAAGGCTTTTAATTGTTCTAAGGTACCTTCTGTTTCTACATAGCGAGTAATTTGTTCACGTACAGGTTTGATCATCATCATGCCATTTTTGTGCATGGCAGCATCCATGGCCCAACGTTCAATGATAAAATGCGGATCATTCATTTGGTTAACAACCTTGCTGACCATTTCTGTGGCTTGACGTGCGGCTACTTCATCTTGTTCATCTTCAGCTACGAATTCAAAATTAACTTCGCCATTGGGCATTAGTCCTTTGGCAATAACTGCTGTGGCATAATCAACCACTGGTTTTACGCTGGGGTGAATGTAGTCAATGCCGTTGACAGGAGCAGTTGAATCTGTAACAGCAAGACAAAGATAGTGATAATCCACTGATCTATTAACAGCATTTTTAGTGCCTAGGTAGCGCAGATATGACGCCATTTTTACGTCCATCATATTTTTCATACGAACAAAACGTGCATTGATGTTTCTGTTCTGGTTGATGTCCTGGACGGGGATATTTTTGATATCTAGCATTTAGATTGAATCCTTCATTATATGTATTATTTAGTGTCTTTTTGACAGGGTCAAGGAATGATAATTTTAGGGCGTGTAAGTTCTGCCTGTAAGTCACAGGCATGGCAGATCATATGTTCATTATCCTCATCTTCTAGTTCAACAATGGTATGTGGAGTTTCTGCTAGTAATGCGGCACGTTCAAATGCTTTGGCATGGCGTTCGCATAGAATCATTGTATTGTCTTCTATAGCGCAGATGTATAATGCTGTCATATTGCTATTCCTTATTCAACGTTGAAAGTCTTCTTCCATGCTGGCTTATTTGAATCATCTCTACGTACATATCTATCTCGCTGTGCCATCATTCTCTCCTGAGGTGTACGGTTATCCCAGGGTTCAGCCAAACTGTTTAAACAGCCCAATAAGGCATAACGAGCAGAGTCAATACAGTCGTCGGGATCACTGAATCTGCCCCGTTCATCTACGTAATAATTTCTTGCTTCTTCTATAAACTGTGTACAGTTTTCATTGACCATTAATGTGCCTACTTCCATCATTTGTCGCATTTGGTTTATACCATAGCTTTTATGATTTGTAACGCGGCCTTCACTGTCCGGTGGATTCATAATAGGCTTGTTTATAACATTTAATTCATAGCCTTCAAATAATTCTCTTATTGAAGCAGAACTCATAGTGTATCTGCCTGGAGTGCTAGCATCAGGAGGTAGCACAATAGGAGTACCAAACACTTCAGGACGAAGTAAATGATTGATATACTGAGTGGGTACAGCTTCTTCCACACCCTGCACAACAATCTGTCTATGTAACCAAGCATATCTTTCATAGGGTTCCCAATACATTAATGATATAACTGTTTTGTCATTGACCAAGCCCAAGTCTAAGGCAATAATACGTTGTATATTGGGCATACGAGTGAAATCATATTCACCTGTTTTATAAGTGGGCCAATTGGCAATTTGAAACACAGCACCTTTACCCATAACAGGCTTGCCGGCGATACGTGCTTCACGTTCATGCGGTAGGTAATCTCGTTCCAATTGACGACGTGTCTCCATGAGCAAAAATGGTTCGCCCCATGGATCATATTCCGGTACGTCATCCCAGCTTACACGTATATAATCATAGCCTTCTTCTTTATTCCAAAATTTACTTACAAGTCCATTTAGGCCTTTAAGCGGAGTAAACGAACAAAGTACTTTACCCTGTGTAGTAGCTGTACGTGTAACGATTTCACTGAAAAAGTCATCTGGTGGCTGTTCGTCAAACACAGCCAAATTAAGTTTGAAACCTTGTAGTTGCCTGACTTCCTGCGTATAATTGGCAAATAGGAGATAACTGTTAGCACCTGATTTATGGCGGATCTCAACGCCGATACAGTTAGCACCATCATTACGCATGGTATCATGAACAATACAACGACGAGGTATTGCACCAGTTCCCAAATTTTCTGTGATCTTAACATCTTGTGTGCCTATTAATTCATTTTGCAATACTAGTGCTACCTGACTCCAACCTTCACCAGCTACCATGCAGGTAATTGGTTTATTAAAACGATAGCCCTCCCACCAATCTGGATATTCTCCAGTTAGGTGCATGGCAGTTTCATAGCAGGTACTGGTAGTTTTACCAACCCTGTTGGCCGCAAGTATGCCACGACGTTCACTATGACCAGTTTTAAAAAAAGTCTTTTGGTGTTCAAATGGCCTAAAGTATTTTAAGCTATCATAGCGCATGTCATCTGCGGTGGCTATGACAAGATCCTGCATGGCTAGTTGTACTTCGCCAGGCAGGTTAAGATAGTCTTCTTTTATTATGTTGTTTTGATCTATAACATAGCGTAATGCCCTAGTCATTAAGGTTTCTGTGCCCAGCATAGTTGACCTTTATTGAATAGTCATTGGCGCTTGCATATAGATGTTGAGATAATCGCGAAATATTTCTAATTCTTCTTTGGTCAACTGCATTTCAATGTTAATGTCATCTTCATCATCTTCATTAAAACGAATTACCAGTTTAAAATTATCTTCACCCAACCATATCAAGTCAATGTCTACAGCCGATGTTTCATTGTGCGTTAGATTGATCATTGGTATCCTTGTGTATTTGATATACAAAATGCAATGCAGAACTTAAGGCAGCAATTTCATCAGCAGTTGCAGTCCAAGTTGTAGGATCTTCCAAACGTTCAGGCTTGTTAGTTAACACAGCCTGCAAACGTTCTGCTATCAAGCGCATGATATGCTCGCATTGGCCAGGAAAGCGTCTTATAAAAGCTTCCCTGTGTGCGGCATTGACCTTTTGCATGATCACTGTGTCACGTGCGCGAACAGCTTCCTGTTCTTGATGTTGTTGACCGTCTCTCATCCTCTTAGGTCCGTTCCCCATGGATCAACAATAGCTTCTTGATTGAATTGACCAAAATCTTTGTCAACGAACACGTCCCAGAAATTAGTGTCATTGATACGCTGTGCCTGCATCATGGTACGTAGTCTACGACCAATAGTGGTCAGTGTACCATCTTCACGCTGTACTATTTGTTCGCCAGAGCAGTGACCAATCCATTTAATAATTTCTGGACGCTCACGGCCATACTTGTCAATCTTTGTGCCATGTTCTTTTCTTTCCCAGGGACCATTAATTTCATAGCTGATAGCACCATTGTTGTATTTGCGGAATGTGCAGTGACATTTCTTACCTAGGGCTCGCATATCTGGATCTGTGTGTGGCACATGTGGACTAAAGAAATAATTTTGTAGTTCACTGAGCGGAGGTAATGAAGGATCACGTTCTGGAATAGGCGGAAATGGTTCTTCTGGTACCATGTCTACTTTATCCAAATAAGGATTTTCACTGCCTGTAAATTTTGAATCTATTTCAACGCCATTAAGCGCATCCATGGCCACTTGGTATTTTAATTTGTTGGCACGACCTTTTAGGTTCAATACAATGCCTGTTTCATCAAAGACAAAACGTTCTAGATCGCGGGCTGTGGGAAAGTCTGTCATTAGACCTTCTAGGTCAAAGTCTGCTGTTCGTGTTGACTGTGGAGCCTGTGGTTTTGCCGGCGTGCTTTTGCTGGCCATTACTTCGGCTACTTCACGGATTTCTTGTGGAGTGGGTTCTTGTGGTTGTGTGTCCCAAACGGACGTTTGAGGTGTAGAGTTCTTTTTCATTGCTGATCCTTTCTAAACTGTACTATAAGGATAGATTGTCTACCCTGGCTATCTATTTATGTTTAATATTGCGAATATGGCATGTTGTTAACAGGGCCAGCACCATAACTAGGGCCGCCGAATCCACCTTTACCGCCCATGCCTGTGTTCATATTAGACATATTCATGCCGCCTTTGCCACCCATGCTGCCGCCCATATGCTGCCACCCACCGCTATTATAAGGATCTTGTGTTTTAGATCCCTGAGCATCAAATACATTACCTTGTGCATCTCTATAATAGGTTTGCGAAGGATTAATATCCATTGAAATAGGTGTTGAACTTGTCGGCCCTTGAAATTTTGTCATTCCGTTTAAATTAATCTGCGCTGGACTTGATGGATTACCTGGTAAACCTTGTTGTACTGGTGTGCCGCTACCAGTTACTTGTTGCCCTTGATCATTTATCCAAGTAACGCCTGGAGGTGCTGGATTATCAGCACCATATGATCGTTGTGCGGCACTAACACTAATACCACCGCCTGAACCACCTAGTCCATTCATACCGCCTGAACCACCGGTATATGGATTAGTCATTTGATTACTAGCTATTGGTTGACTATTCATATTAAACATTTGGCCTTGATTACCATATAATGGCATGCCATGTATGTCAGTGCCGGCAAAGTTAGCACCATTACCAATACTAGGTGCATACTGTGCATTGTTAAAATTAATCTGTCCTTGAGGATTAAATCCGCCTTTGCCACCATTACCCATCATAGGCATCTGTCCCGGCATCTGCATAGGCATCTGTCCTGGCTGAGCCAAACGATTATGTATTTGTTGACCTGGAGCAAAAATCTTAGGTTGTGGCACGTTACCAGGAGGATTACCAGTTACTCCTGTGTTAAACCTAGGAGGTTGGCCCGTGGCAGGATCTATTAACATATTGGCACCACTGCGTAGTGGGCCAGTCTGCATGCCTGTAGACGATGCACTCATGGATTACTTTCTCTTGCCGCTGTTGCCTTTAGTAGGACCACGACCAACGTTGGTGTCTGCGTGTAGGCCTTCTACTGTAGGATCAATGAATGGTTTCATTCCCTGTCCACGACGTGCCACAGCATTGGTTACCATGTCAGCTAGAGCACTACGTTGGCTGCCAGTCTTAGACTTTTCAGCTAGGAAATCTTCACGCTTGGTACCACGATCTAGATTACCGATTTGAGGACCACGTTTTTGATTGATCTCTTTTGATTCAGGATTCTTTGTAGATATTCTCATTTTATTTTCCTTTTTTAAAGCCTTTTAGCGTTTCAGCAAGACGAGCACGTTGACCCATCTTACCTGGAGCTTTAGCAGCCTTGGCTAATTTTTTAGCAGGAATTGTTTTACCTGCTGGTACGCCTAGTTCTTTTTTAAGTGCGCCTGGCTTTTTAATTGCGCCCTGGATCCATTTTTTAGTGGCCATGTCAGTTCCTATTAATATTGACTCTTAGGACCGAAGTTGAAATCAACTTTAGTACTAGCTTCACGTTGAGGATTCTTTCCTGTTTGTACTACGCCATCACCCATTGAATAACCGCTGACATTGATCTTGTCTGGGTTACCACGATAGTTTTGACCTGCCTGTGGTTGCCATGCGCGAGTACCGCTGGGGTTACGTTGTTGAGGATTCTTTGAAGCTGGATACATTTCTTGACCTACATTATAAGCAGGCGCAGATTTTGTATTAGGTGTTGGACGGAATGCATCTTTGGTTGCACTTGGACCAGCAATGCCGCGATAGTCTTGATTGCCTTTGCGTGGACCCACGCCTTCATTAAATGTTTTGTTTGGATCTTGACGACCACCCCAATGATTGGTTTGATAGCTAGAATTTACACGACCATTAGTTTCTTGTTCTTGGCCGTTAAACTTCATGTTCTTGTCAGTTTGTGTAGTACTGTTGGGTTTCATTTGTTTCATTTTGATTTCCTTTTAGTCTTGGCAGATTTGCCTGCCGCTTCACGCTTAGTTGAATAAGCTATGGCCACGGCTTGCTTGACAGGTCTTCCTGCTTTGACTTCTGTGGCAACATTCTTGTTGAATGCTTTTTTGCTGGTTGATTTAATTAACGGCATGAATATATTTAGCCTTCTTTTGAATCCGCAGATATTCCAGTTAGTTTGGCCAGTGCTTCTGCAAAGGCCAGCTTTTTAGCTTCAACAGCATCTTCACTGTCTGTGACTTCAATTTTAGCTAGGCTGTTCATGACTTTGTTTAAAATTAAGTTATGATATTTTAACATTAAATTAGTGTCATTGTGATTACGTGCCTGCATAAAATCCTCAATGAGAATTTCTTCATAGTCTCTGCCCATGGTCTGTGTTTTAATCTGTGTTAATAAACCATGTATGGTGATTTGATCTTTGGCGCCCTTGGGTCTGCCTGCATTGGCTCTTGCGCCGCCATGGCTTTTCTTTTCTGGACTGGTAATTTCTTTGCTGGTTTTCATAATAGTATTTATGCTGGTTAAATATTATACAAGGAGCAGAACTGCAATGATTAATTATACTTGGCATCAAGCCACTATCTTAGATTTAGACGCCATAGTTGAAATGGCACAAAAACATTTTCAACAGGAAATAGACACAATATACACACCGGATCCACGTGCTTATGCTAGAAACGTGACCTACGCTATTGTCAATCAACACTATAGTCCTAACGCGGAATTACTGGCAGTGGCCAAAGATGCTGAAGGACAATTACTGGCCTATACCTGGGCCAAGGCTAGAGACTACGCGGCATGGAGTGATGATGAAATGATTGTGATACGTATGGCTCACGTTGATCTCCAATTAAGTTCAAGACAGCGGCTAAGGCTAATACAAGATATGCTACAAATATGGGAAAATTTTGCACGTTTTGCCAATGTTAAAATTATTTGTTCAACTACCATGCGCGATGATCAAGGCGCATTCTTAAAATTACACGCTAAGAATGGTTATACTGTGCGTGGTAGTTATGCTTATAAAAAGTTGAACCCGACACAAGCTACTCCTGCCAATTAGTTGATGCCCGAAGTTGAAAGCCGTAAAATAACTTCGGTCCTTGATGGGGTTCCTGTCGGCTTGACTGTTAATCTAAGGTAACTTTTAACATCCAAATAGATTTTTCCAAATCTAAGGCTTGGTCTTGTGCATAGTTACCTATCTCATCGTAGCCTTCTGTGTCGGCTATCTCTATTAATTCTTTAAAGTCTGCTAGTAGTTGTTCTAAGTCCATTAACACAGACATCAACAAATGATCTGCAGATCCTTCAATGGCATCAGTGGGTATGGTTGATTCATCTATGACGTCATAGATAGCGCAGGGAAAATATTCACCCATGGTGCGTAACAATTCACCGATGCGATCAATTTGATCCTGACGTCTTGTATAAACACCTTCCAATAATTTGTGGTCACTGCGAAAGTTACGGCCTGTAACGTTGACATGCGCGGCATGACTTCTAAAGTAAGTGACAAAATTGTCTTTGAATATCTGTGTTAGTTTTTCTGCTGTGTTCATATTAATTACCTACGGAATTGTGGTTGTGCTAATTGACTATCAAACATACTAGGATTAGATTCATACTGTCTAATTTGTTCTGGTGTCCATCTCTGCCCTGTTAATGGATTTATCTCCATGCCCCTCATTCTTCCTAGTTGCGGAGTTTGTGGGCCTAGGTCAGTGGTCTGTAATGCTAGACTAGCTGGACCTAATACGCGACCTGCCATTCTTGCGGCACCACCTAACATTTCACCCATGGCAGGTAAATTGGCAATGCGCTGTGCGGCAGCATTTCTAACTCTAGCTGATAAACCTTGTTCAGCGGCGTTCACGGCCGCGGGACTTGGAGCGACCGGACCTGTGGCAATTGGACCTGTGGGCACAGCTGGACCGGTTACGCGACTGCGTAATGTATCTAGACTACGTTGCAAGCCTTCTGGAACTTGTTGTCCCATTTTAATATATTGGCGTGCTTGATTTTCTAATTGGCTTAACGCTTGTGCATTACGGCTTGCAGTATAAGCATGTGCGGCATCAATAGCGCCACGTCCCATTTCCATTGCAGGACCAACTACCGGTATTTTACTAGCGGCGCTGCCAACAGCATTACCTACCGCTTGAACAGCCGGACCAACTACCGGAAGTTTGCTGGCCAATCCATATGCGCCGGCTGCGGCTAAACCTGTTGCAACAGGATGTTCGGCGGCCCATCCACCAGCTGCCATAGCATCAGTGGTCCAACTACCTGGATTAGTTGTAGGTACACCAGCGGCTTCTGCGTTCTTTAGTGTATCACTTTTTTGTGTTACATCAACTTCGGGCAATGATTGATCCATGGACGCAGTATTCGCTGACGCAGGAGTTTGTACTTCATTGGCTTTATAATCAGCAATGTCTTCATCAGTAAATCCTGCGGCTTTTAGTTTTGCAATATCTTGTTCTGTCATTTTATTGTCCTAAAATTTGTTTCATTGCCGCACGTTTAGCATTGGCAGTTTGATAATTCCATGTACCAGTATTAGTATCATACTGCGGAGCAGGATACGCTTCAAATGCGCGGAACACACGATCCTTGTAAGCGGCTATGGCTTCTTTACCGGCATCCGCGGCAGGTGGTTTACCTATTACATCAAAACGTGCCTTAGCAATGCCTTGATAACCTTTGAGTAAATTAGATTCTTCTTTTTGCCATGCAGTATTATATTGTGCATCAGTCTTAAATTCTGGATGAGCATTTAAGAAATTTTGTTTACTTGCATTTAAATCAGCAGTGAACTGACTACGATATAATCCGCTTAAGGCAGCATAAGCCGGTATGCGATCTATGTTACCAATGTTGGCATCTTTGTTGGCCTGTTGTTCAGCATTACTGATTGAACCAGCGCCACTGTTAAGTTTTAATGTCTTAGCATTAATACCTGTGTTCAAGTTAGCAAAGTCAATGAGTGCGGCCTGTTCATTTTGTCCCATGCCGGTTGCTTTGATATCTTTATACAATGCTTCTTTATTATCATCACTGTAAGCGCCTGAAGCAATACGAGTAATAATGTTTCTAGCTTGATCAAACTGTGTGCCATCACCATTCATAATGTTTAGTATACTAGGATTACGTTTGATTAAATCTAGTTGTTGGCGACGTGCATTACCAACTTCCATACCGCCTTGCGCCGCTTCACCCACTGCTGTTTTAGTATTCTTAGCAAATTGTTCTTGTTCTTGTTTTGTAACTTCAATGTTAGCGGCTTCGCGTTTCTTCTGCGCTTCAAGTTCGCTCATTGTAGGTCTTTGGCCCGTAGCCACCGGTTGAGCTACTGGAGCGCCCGGCATTGTTGATGTTGGCGCGGCGCCTGGTACTGCTGGTCCAGCAACCGGAGCTGCCTGGGGCTGTGTTGTTGGCACTACTGGTGCACCAACTCTAGCAGGTTGAGCGCCAGCGCCCGGAGTAGCTTCGCCTGTGAGTGTACCATTTTCATTTAAGCCCATTTCACTCATGCTTAATGCTGGTAAGCCTTCACCGACCAAAGCTTGATTATACTGTTGGAATATCTTTAAGCGATTATCAAATGTAGCTCTTTGTAGTGCTTGATTTAACTGTGTGCGGAAGTTTTCTCTACGATAGACCTGCGCTTGTTCCATTTGGCCAAGCTTGCTAGTATCGCGTAGTCTCTCTAAAGGAGCTGTGCCTGAATATGCTTCATTGGTTTTAACGTTGACAATACGTGTGGCACCTTTATCATTGTGTTGACTTTGGTAAACGTTGCCAGCTTTGTCTTGGAAATACTCAGCGTTTGTCTGCCATTTAGTTTGACCACCTGCGGCCACTTTGATTAATTCATCGGGTGTTAGTTTAGCGCCTGTGGTAGCATCATAACCTTCACGTGGAGTACCATTGGCACCTATAGTAACTAGATATGGTTTATTGTCTGGTCCTAGGATAGCTTGATCTTTGCCACCTAGGCCTAATTTTTCAGCTTCAGCACGTCCACTGTTTTCCATGCCTAACAAGCCATACATAAACAATTTGAAATAACTGCCGCCTGTGGTTTTCTCACGTAGCTTTTTAGCCAAATCAGTTTCTGTCATAGTGCTGATTTCCTGTTTGGCTTTAGCCATTTCTTTGTCTTGTGTTAACAAGTCAGCGGCACGGTTACGAGCACGATCTGCTAGGAACTTTGGAGTATTAGGATCTGTGCCAAACTTTAACAAGTCCATGGGTTTGTCTTGAATAGCTTGGTACTGGTCAACATGCGCTTGATCACTTCTGGCTGCAGGTGCAGTTGGTGCTTGTAAGCCTAGGCCAGTTTGACCTGTGCTTAGACTATAAGGACTCTGCGGTTGCAACGGAGCTTGTTCTGGAGGCACAACTTGTTCACCAGGACTTAGTGTATTGGCTATAGTAATTGCTGGTGAAGCTAGGGGACTGGTAACTGCGCCACTGGCTGGTGCTGCCTGGCCGCCTAGTCTAGAATTAACGATTTCACGCACTTTATCTTCACCGCCATTGTTGGCCGCTGTCTGTGCGCTGATAGTTCCATCACGTAGATAGTCTCTTAGTCCACGTGCGCCTAGGAAGTGCGCGGCACTCAGTGTATTAGGAGTGACTTCAACTCCATAGTTCTTAAGATAACGAGCATTGTTATCTGTGAATTGATTCTGTGCCTGCAACATTTGATCAGGCGTGGCCCGAGTAATGTCCTGAGGTAAACTAGGATCACTGGCTCTAGCATCTTTCCATGCAATGGCTGTGATACCATATGGACCATATGCTGTGCCAGTTTTAATATCATGATATCCAATGTTAGGATTACCGCCACTTTCTTGCTGAGCAATACTGGCATTATAAGCGGCTTGATCAAATCCTGGAATTTGAGCACTTGGCTGTGATTGTGGTTGTACAGGAACTACTACAGGTCCTGTGGGCGCACGCTCAGGCACACCTGTGGGCGCAGGAGGAGCGGGTGGAAGATCTGCTGTAGTAGATATTGTCTTACTACCATCAGCGCGAGTTTCTATTTCTTGTTTGTGAACTACTTCGCTGGCAGCGGCTTC